TGGCTAACTGGGTAACAAGTACAGGGTCAGAGATGATTTCACCTGACTCATCAATGAAATAGGCGTTATCTAGTTCTCTTGCTGTCTTCGCCTGAGATACTACCTTGCGGTTCTCTCGACGATAGATACTAATAACTTCATCAGCAATCAATGGTGATACGCCATACTTTGCAGCAGAACGCTGAATAAGTGTGTCGTTGAATGCTTCTACGAAGTTAAACTTATCAATCTCGTTAGGTGACTTAACAAAGTCATCTAGAAATGTAAGCGCTTCTTCAGGCATAATTTGCCTTGCCTGTACAGCAGCACGAATGTTAGTACGAACACGCTCGAGTGCCATTAGTGGTTCGTTAAAGTTAACTGTTCCACGAGGAGCTTCATCTGTTAGACGCTCAATAAAGCGGATAGGTACAGATAGTGGGTTCTTCTGGTAGAATGCTTGTACTACAGAACCTAGCGGGGTCTCACGACCAGGAAGTTCTGTACCTTCTAGTTTACGAGCTGCGCGTTCTTTAGCAAAATCGTTGCGTAAACGTTCTGCCCATGCAAACTTAGAGACAGTACGGTCAACCATACGTGTGTCTAGTTTAAGTGCATTGTTAACAAACTCTACTTCTTTACGAAGTGCACCAACCTCGGCTTCAACTGCTTCGCGCTTGTCCTTAAAGCGGTTAGACAGGAGCATCATGTCATCTTTGAATTCAAAGTATACGTTGTATCCGTTGTCGACAGACTCAAGCGCTGATTGATAACGGTTAAGTTCAGCCCACTTGTCAGCACGCTTAACAGCAAGTTCCTGAAGTGCGCCAATATCGCCACGGCCGACACGAAGAACAAGTCCAATAACTTCATCTGTTTGACCAGCTACAAGATTTGCGCCAATCTGTCCAATTTCGTTGCGAAATTCTGGACGCTGGATAACTGTTGCTGCATCATTCTCACGATAAAATTTAAATACTGGTGTATAAGGTGTAGTCTCACCAGCAACTGTACGCTTGATTAGGTCAACGTCTGTAATTAGGCGGTCTCTAATTAGGTCTGGGCTAGTACCCTTAAATACTCGTGCACTAATTCCACCCTGTTGTTGAATAATTGGGTTAACAAGTGCGCTACGGGCAGCGGAGCCTGCAAACTTTAAACCCAGAACATCAGGTCCTACGTTTGCTTCTAAACCAAAGTTAAGAATACCAGATGTGACTGCACCGATTCCCTTGGTCGTGTCACCTAATGTGTTCCAACCTGTAATCTTTGCAGCAAATTGTGTCGTGTCACGACCAAAATTATAGTGCTCTTGTCCTGCATCCGACTCAGAAAACTTAGCAGACTTCTGCAATTCCTTGTCAATGAAGTTAAGCATGCCAGACTCAGCAACATCGCGCTGGGCTTTACCAGCAAATGCTGCTCCAAGTCCCGCGCCCGCTACTGCACCGACTGGCCCACCGACTGCAAAGCCCGCGATTCCACCAAGTGCTCCACCAGCAATCATTGTTAAGCCAGCAATAAGTCCCATGCCAGCATCTTTATTAGCCACATCACGAGTAAAAGCATAGTTAGAACGTACGTTTTTTGGACCAGCCATAAGTACTTTGCTGACTTTACCGTTACTTGCTTTGTCAGCTTCAGCAATTCCATAAGCGGTTGCACCAAGAAGTGCACCAGCACCAGTACCTACACCAGGAATTACGCTACCAATTGCAGCACCTGCAAGGATTCCAGATGGCTTTCCTAAAACATTTCCAGCAGTAGTAAGAGATGCAACACGTGCCTTCTCTACTGCATCATTCCATCCACCAGGATTATCTGGTAGGTTTTTTGCAACATCAACAGTTACGCCAAATGGTAGACGATTGTTCTTAACGTTGGGTGTATTATTGTTTCCACCAACTCCATTAAGTAATCTTTGAGTGTTGCCAAGATACTCCCAAAGACTCATATAATAGTCCTTAAATACTGAACGTAGTCCTTAGTTCCTTGTGAGGAATCAGGCTGACTAGCCCAGAATTCAAGGACTGGTAACATGGTACGCATTTGTTCAATATCAGGGTCTGCTGCAGGTTGCGGCAAAGATGACAAGCCACTCATGTCAGTTACTGGCTGCTCAGGTAATTCTGTTTCAGCAGTAATAGGTGTGATGGGACCAAGTGACGCACGTGGGGCAGGTTCACCCGATGGAGCCTTCGTTGGAGCAGCAGTGCGTTGTTCGTTAGTAGCCTTGTTTTGTCCATAAGGCAAGCCAGAATAATTTAGGTCCATACGTCCGCTCTGTCCATTACCACCCATAGGATTGACATTGGCTTGATTGTATTGTGGACCACCATTTGGTCCTCCACGATTTTCTACAGCCATTGTTCCTCCTACTTAGTAAATTGCTCAAAGATATGAAACGGCGGAGCCGTCTCGTTATTGTTAACTGCTGCAATTCTCATTGCATCTAGCATTGTAGTTCCTGCGTGTAGTGCTCCTACTGCAAAGTCTCCACCAGAACCAATACCATAAAATCCTGTACTGTTCATTCCAACTGAGAAATCAGAATCTATTTCAAAGATAGTTCCGTTGATTCCTAGTAAGAGACTTAATTCAAACTTGTTGTCATCATCATCTGATGTTTTATTAAAGTCTACGCCTGCTTCAGTTAGTGCCGCCTTAAGCGATGGCACTACTTTGTTAATTACAAACTCATAAAGGTTTGCTTTGGCTTTAACCGTAACTAGTGGAGGCGTCCACCCATGGAGTACCACTTGCAAACTACGATAGTTACCAGCACCACTAATAATATAACTTCCACGTTCAACCGCCTTTAGCATATCAGGGTGGGTATAAACTTTTCCACCAGCATTGACACGACTGTCGGCAACTATCACACACTTATCTTCGTGCTGTATACCGATAATCGTTGTCATGTCCCCTACTTTCTTATCGCTTGCGTACTGTTCTTACGCTTGCTGTTGGTTGTCCCGTACCAGAAATACCTGATAACAAACTCATAATGTCAGGCGGTCCTTGTTCAGGTGAAAGAGTAGCGCCTCCTGCTGGAGCGCCAGCGGGAACAGGGGACGGTTGCTCAACCGCTTGTGGGGCCCCAACAGGAGGAACTGGTTGCGGCTCTGGCGTAAAGACTTCTTCAATGACGTCCTCTAGTGCCTGTCCCTTTTGGCGTGCCTTAATGACAGCCGCAATCTGACGCACAACTTCAGAAGCGTCCTGGCCTTGCATAGCCATCTGTGGTATCGCTTGAGAGAGTGCATTAATGGAACCGAGAAGCGATGCTCGCATACTCTCGATTTCAATCTTTTCTACTTCTTGGGTTACGTTAACTGTAAATGGAAGTTCACGCATTGCCATATCCTTGGAGATGAGTCCACCACCAAGTGCTTGGAGCATAAAGATAAGTCCCTGTGCTGGGTTAAGACCAGCCAACATACCGTAACGAACATCGGCTGAGTAATCGCCCTTGATGTCCTTCTTAGGTGAGTATGTGATTTCATATGGTGAACCTGAGTCAACACCACGAATAGTTTTTTCTGCTGGGAAAATTGTTTCATCAACTTCAAAGCAGATGCTAATTACATCACGAAGAGCAGAAGCAAAGATTGCTTGAGCTGACTTGACCTGTGTATCAAATGCTCCCATAAGAGCCTGTACACCTTGACCAGTTACAACTGATGCATTGACGTTACCTGTACGAGACTCAGGGTAACGAGCACCAACACGAAGTTCTTGGTTGAGCAAATTCTGCTCAGTGAATGCTCCTGCTGGAATATTAAGTTCTACACGGCGTACGCCTGCTGGGTTAGCTGTACGAATAACAGCGTCGCCACCAAGTTGCAACTCCTGCACATCCTGAGGAAGTACGATTGGAGATTGTACAGACTTTTCTGCAGCTTCCATTGCAAGCAACGCAAAGCGATTGCGAAGCAACTGGATACCTAGGATATCGTCAAACTGTCCACGTAATTCATCATCGATGGATGGCTTGCGTGCTACAACAATCATCATCTTACCCAATGGATTCTTAGCACGTGATAGTACTAGGTTATCCTTTGTAGGAATGTAGATGATTGACTGGTCTTTGTCAAAGTAGCGAATCATTTCTACCTGAGTATTTAAATCCTGGCGGTAACCGTGGCCACCTAGCAAGGAGTATTCATACTCAGGGAACAATGCAACTAACTCTGCCAATGACATGAGGTAGCGTTTTGCAAAGGCAATGCAGCGTCCGTAGCGGTCGAATTCTGGGTAAGCACCCACAGGGTTTTCTAGGCGGATGCGTGGCATCTTTGCTTCCTCATCCAATTCAATAAAGAATGGGAGGAAACCGTATGTTAGGTACCAGTCAGCACCTTGGTACATCTGAACTGAAAGGTCAGAGTGAGCGAAATAATTAGATGCGATACGGGTACGCTTGTCAGCAAATGAACGTGCTCTATCTGAAACAGAGTTAGCAGCAGAGCAGTTAACCGCAGGTAGTGGTGCCATAACCTCAGACAAGTCGCGTGCGACAATGTCGATAAAGTTAGCAACTACGTTAGCATCTACTCCGTCTGGAAAGAAGTCAGGATAAACAGATGCAATGTTACCCTTACGGACTGCAAGAACGTCGAGGTTGCGACCGTCGCGTTCAGCGTTGCGGAAGCGAAGGTTCTCAACTCTCGCTGCAACTTGTTCCATTGATAATGCCATTGTTATCCTAACTATAAGTTTCTTGCCATTGCTCAGCGAATGCTTCGTCTAAGTTCAATGACATTCTGCTTTGCTTTTGGTATCTGGTTGCCCAGCGATTATTTTGGTACTGACCAACCTTGCTACCTTGCTGCATCAATTCGCGTATGCGAATGATAGCAAACCATAAAGCCATCACGCAGTCAGTTGGGTTCTTAGTATCTGGCTTCCAAGTGATGAGCTGCTGTACAAGAGACTTAAGTCCCTCAGAGCCCTCATTGCTTGGCAGTTCGATTAAACCGTTATCCTGGTAGCGACCATCATGGATAGTTCCGAAAAGGCTAGCCATAGATGCTACGCCGAAAGATGTGTCCCACTTGTTCTTGCCAGTAAAGTGTGAGTTTAACTGGCAGCCGTAGGTAGCCAGGTAGTTACGCAGGTCAGTGTCCATTGCGTAGTACTTTTGGTGTGCGTTGATTTCTACACGAAACTCTTGAGGGTGGTATCTCTCGACCCACTCACGAATCAGAGCGTTCTCCTTTTGAGGAGTAGGGTCTGCCATGTTGACGCAGTCAAGTACGTAGATAGAACTGTCATCGCGGTTGTAAGTTACAGCCACAAAAGCAGAACGACCAGATACGGCTGGGTCAAAACCAATTACTGTGTAGGTTGAACCTGCTGAGCGCGGGTGCCCTGGAGCACCTGGTTTAAGCGGTCCACGCTTTCGCATACCGTTGACACATCCTGCAATTGCTGCTGGCGCGAATATAGAATCGGACTGGACGTCTTCTTGTTGGTAGACCATAGCCCAGACAGATGGCGCAACCTCAGAGCGGCGCGTAAAGAGCGAGGGTCCATCCCACTTAGGATATAAACCATTTTCATCGGGTTCATCAATCTCGTTTTCCTGCAGTGTGGTCTTAGGCCACAGCGTCTTCCAGTTATCAGGCTTCTCGTCAAACTGGAGTACGGCAGGCATTGCAAAGTAAGTAAAGGGTGATTTGCCACCAGACCATTGCTGGGGGTCACGCAGCATCTTGTATAGGTCAATCGGTGCAACTCGAGTGCCAACGATGATTAATTTACCGTGTCTACCTAGACGGGTAATAACTTCCTTTTGAATCCACTCGAGCTGCTTTTCCCACTCGTGGGCGTTTGAGCCCATCACAGCATCGTCGATAATAATCAGGTCAGCGCGAGCACCGTAAATCTGTGAGCCCATACCTAGGGCTTGGACCGTTGGGTCTTTCTCGCCAGAGTCGCGTCCTGTACCCAGATAAATCATGTCAGCAGACCATTGTGTTGAGTCTGCCTTATAGCCACCGTTGGGGCCGAAGGCCACCTGTAACTTGGTGTAGGCTGGGTGGGAAAGTCTTGTTTTAATCGCCCCAAGGAACTTGCGGGCCATACCCTGTGTCTTGGATACGATAATCACACGGGCGTTGGGGTTAGTCACAATCTTATAGACGACGTAGTTAGTCGTGATGACTGTGGACTTAGCGTGCTCAGGTGGTACGTTAATCAGTACACGGTTGTGTGCCCCTGGCTCGTAGGTCATGGCTGGGTCCATCCAGCGTGGCTCACGGCCCTCAATCAAATCTACCCAGTCAAGGTGATGGTCAAAGAGCTTGGTGTCTAGGAACTGCTCAGAGAAGTCAGGGAAGGAAATATCCCCTAGTTCTTTCAGGTCAGTCTTGATGCCTTTACCTTCGAGGCGAGCAGCCTCGGCACGTGCTTTGAACTCAGGGTCAGTTGCTGACCATTGGCGGAAGGCCACGTCTGAGCGCCCCACAGAGGCCATAGCCTGGGTAATAGTGCTACCCTGACTCAGTTGCTGCAAGGCCTTCTCCTGCGCCTCGCGCTTAGGGATATTCTGAATCCCAGGCTTTCTACCCATCAGTTGTCCCCATCCTAGTGGTTATAGACTCTTAATCCAGTAACTAACCAAGAGGTTGTAGCCACTTAAAAATTGTGCCAGTAGGGACCAGTCCCAACCGAGCGACTGACAGCGCCGTGTAGGTGCACTCCTAGTTGTGCCTACATACCTCGGTTATGAGGTGTTACTCGGCATCCCTTAGGGAATCGAACCCACATCTTCACCCTAAGGTGTCGCATTATCCAAATGCTAAGGGACTATGTTAGGATGGGTTACTTGTCGGCTGGGAATCGAACTTATCTTCTGGGTGATTGAGCCCAGTGTGCTAGCCTACACTTTAACGCCTTCGTTTACCCACGGGTAGGTATTCAACTTTCTGCGAGAGGTCTCAGCCCCTAGCCC